CAGTAAGACCTCCCCGGAATGGGGAGGCAGTGCCGGGCGTCCCGCCCTCACGGGCGTGGCTAGCGGTGCCTCCGCGTATACAAATGGCAGGACCACGGATGAGGGTCCAGGGGGAGTTGTAGACCCCCGCCCCGCACTAGGGCAACCGGATTTTTCGGATGTGTGCCAGACCGGTGGTAACGGTCCGGGTGGGTTCAATGCCCTCCGCTCGGGGACCAGTGGTCCCCCGAGCATCGTAGGCGACCTAGTCGGGTCGCGTCGCATCGTAGACGACATGGACGTGTCGTGCGTAACTCCTCTGCAGTCTTGGGGCGTTTCAGCAGCGAAAGTTAAAGACTTGGCGCACAACTACCGTGTTGCCTCAGACTCCTTCGACCAGATTAGGAGTCGCATTCATACTGGGATGGATTTGCGCAGGCCGCTCGTCTCCCGGTTTTTGGATTTTTGCCATGGCGAGTTCATTGCCTGGCCTGATCCCGTGCCAACGAAACACGACCCGGACGTCGATTCTTGGTACTGTGGTTGCGAAGCTTGCGTTGCCCCATGTGGCTACCCCGTAGGCAGCTACACCGTCGACCCATATTGTACGTATGATGATGACATCATTATGTCCGATCGCACGCGCGAAAGGGCTGAGGTTATGCTTCAGGAGCGCTTCGAATATTGTGGCAAATCTTCTGGCATTGAAAACAGGCGTAACTACGGTTACGAGCAAGTTTGCTCCGAGTGGGCAACTCGCATGTTCGAGAAAGAGCTTCCCTGTCCTCTGTCGGATGAATACGCCTTGGCTGAGCCGGTCCATTGGCTCCAGCAAGCCGGACCAGTGTTTTCGACTGGTATGGCCAAGCGCGAAGCCGATTTGAAGATATATCCGGTCATGGATTCCATGCACACCACAAAAGCCATTGGCATCGAGATGATCGTGAACAACGAAGTCTTCGACACCGCCGTTGACTACTCTGGCGACGGTAACCTTGCCCCACTCATGTGGGAGCACAGGACGTACACCGGCGAGCTTAACAAGCCCGCCGGTATCCGCTCGAAGCGCTACAATTCGCGCTTCGCGCCCCTTATGCTAGCCGCTACGCTTTACGCTGTCGGCGCCGGCGCCACGGACACCTTTGTCCACTACGATTTCGCCCCAGGCGAGCTTCAGAGCTTCATATCCGAGAATCAACATATCGGACGTCAAGCTTACGACGGAGCCAGGAGCTTATCGGAGTTTCGGTCGAGTCTTAGGACTTCCCCGAGGTGTGATAAAGACGAGCACAATCACTCGTCCGAATACCCGGCCCCTCTCCCTCTTCACGAATGGGGAGTTCTCGCCAGCGTTTCGCCCAATCCCGATCCTCTCAAGGATCTTGGTGAAGCTCTATCTCGTATGTTCCATTTTTACGATGTCTCGACCGACTTCAAAGTTGGCCAGGATATTATTCAAGATTACTACGATGAGTTTTCACACCAGACGTCGGACTCTGGACCTTTTCCGGTCGTAGCATTTGTTATGATCGCTGCATTCATTGCAGTCATTGCTATGAACGCTACTATATACCTCATATTTTCTATGGCTTACCTAGTCAACGCTTTTTGCGACGGTTATTATCGTGTTCTTGCTAGGTTCATGCGTAGCGCCTATTGGTGTTACTTATACTTCTTCCAAGCGAACTTTACGGATTTGCTTCGGTTCCGACTCAGGAGCCGGAAGTATTTTATTGCCATAGATCCCGAGCCGTCGGAACCTGAGGGTATTCGGATTGCACCTGATAGGGTTATTGAAATGGCTTGTCCTAAAAGCAAGCTCACGCCCCTCACGTCTGTTGATGACCCTCTTATTCGGTCCGAGATAGTGTTTTACATTGTCGAAGACGGTGGTCTTCCCTCAAAGGGGAAGAAATGGCTCGATCCTACGATCATGCAGATGGTCAGCTCTGGTAGCGTTATTAAGAACAAGACGAAAGACGGTAGGATCGAGACTTTATTGACCGGTTCTGCTCACGGGACGCAACATGCGACCCACTTTTCTGCAAAGAACTCGCACAAGAAATTTGGTGTTCAGCGCTTCGAACCTCTCCCAACGAGGCTCATACGCACACCCCATGCCCACGACGACGACACCGATGTTGCCTTCTGGCGCGCTGACTGTGGTCAGCTGGCTCGAGCTAGTGGCTTGGGCTACCCCACTCTTGTCCCAGCCGATATGTGCTGCACGGACAATAATGCCTGGATCACTCCGGAAGGCCCTGGGAACATTCTTAACATCACTAGCATAGTCGATGATCAGATTGTCAAATCCCATGGCTACGCTCTTGAGCGCATTACGAACAATTGGAATCATGGAGCTCACTCCGCGACTACCGTTCCCGGCTCAAGTGGGGCAGGACTATATATTTCGAAAGACGCGAAATATTATTGGGCGGGTATCCATCTTGGATCTCGCCAGACTCTTAAGACCAACTATTTCGCGTTGGCCGAGGGTCTACAGCCTTATCTACGTGACCAGCTCTACGACAATGAGGAGCTCGACACCGAATACAACCCTGACGGTCTCATGATCACCATTCATGATACAGTCAGTAAGGTCCTTGCCGATATTCACGGCGTTAACCGTGAGTCCAAGCCCGGTAAGGGTGGCAGGATGTATAAGGCTGGTGGGTGGACCAGAGGTGACATAAAGGCTGCCAGAATTGCTAGAAGCAGATATGAAGCCGGCACAGACGGTGGTAGTTATGTGGACCATGAAGCTACCAGGTCTAGACTTGAGGCCATCCTTAGGTCTGCTTTGGCCCCTCCCACGCGTGAGGGCCTTGATGGTGTCCCTGACGAGACCCCTCTCCCTCCTTTTTCTGAATTCGACTTTTGTGTGTCGGAACTCGAGGGGTCGCTTACGGCGGCGGAGACGGCCCTCCAAGCAGCATTGCTTGCTCCGAGGCCTATCAAGAAAAAGGCAACCGAGGCTCAGCTCCAAGCTGACGCCGAGCGCATCCAACGCTCACGCGACGAAAAAGCTGAACGAGTCCGACTTCTCGCGCTCGAACAGGCTGAACGTGCGGCTGATAAGCTTGAAAATCAGCTTAAAGCTGCCCAAGCTGAGTTTGATGCTCAGCTTAGGCGAGATGAGTCTCGAAAGAAAGCTCAAGATATCCTTGAACAGAGGATCGCCACCGCTAAGGTGAAGCTCGAGATTTCAGCTCGTGATTATTTTAAGCGCTTCGTCGCCCTCAAGAGGATCGGGAATGAAAAGTCCGGCATTGAGGCTGAGGTTCTTAAGGCAGGGTTTAGGTCCGAAGTAGAGCTTTTTATCGATTTGCTCGAAGGCGAGGGCGGCTTTAACACCAAAGAGAAGCTAGCTACTCAGCTCGACGGAGAAGGCTGGCTCGTTTCGCTCTTAGAGAACGAGACGATCAGCCCCATGCTTCTGGAAGTCATGGAGAAGGCTCCTGACTATATGACGAAACACGAGGAGCCAACTGTTAAACACATGGCTTTTCAGTCGCCGTCCCAGAAAACCGCGGGACCGCGGCTAGCGGCACTGAAGACCGAAGAGATCCAGGAGATTCCTACGGTAACTCAGGAGCTTGCGTCTCCGACTGCTCTGAAACAGGACCAACCTTGTCCTCTCAGGGAATGGGAGCAACCGGGAACAACCTACACGGCCCATTGGGGCCAGGCGAACCCCCAGGCTATTCTCGAGCATCAGCAGAGGATGATGGCGTACCAGAATTCCTATCTAGGTTACCCGTACGGCCAGGCATATATGGGGTTTGCACCCCAGGGACAACAATATCCCATGAATTCGCAAACGTCAGGTTTCGCGAACCCCAACCCGGGGAACACAATGGCGACGGAGCTTACTACGAGCTCGTCGCAACAGCCACTTCGAGGTTTTCTCGAAAAGGAAGGCAAAGAAGGGTTGAAGGCATTTGGCAGAGGTTCGCCTCCGAATGGCCAGAGATTGACTCAGGATACTATTGTCCGGAACTCTCGGGCGAGGCAACAAAACAGGCCCTCGCCCGGAGCCATGCCAAATGTGGCATTGGCCGAGGAACGAACTCTGAGCAAACCTTCAAAAACGCAGCTCGCTGCGTCGGTGAAACTGCTCGGGCTTCAGGACACCGCTGGCCTTTCCCCGGAGTTGCTCCATGCGATCTCCCAGGTCGACACGAAGAATTGGAAGGCTCTTTCTCAGGCTTTCGAGAGTTCTTCGAACAGCGGTACCCATTGCTCGTTGAACAAGTTAACCGCTCCGCCGGCCCAGGCTTCCCCTACTACCTCCTCCCAGGAGGTCAAACCAACGGAGGTATCTTCCTCCGCCATGGCGAGGCAATAAAGCAAGCCACTTTTGAGAGGCTTGTCAAGATCATGTCTACGACTGCTCAAGAGTTCTCTGAGTGTCAGGCTGATCCTCGTTTATGGTATGTGAAGGGATTGAGGGATCCCGATTATGTTTTCCCCAAGAACCAGGCGCAGAAGGTTAATAAGCCTCTCCCTCGGACTATTTGTAGTACCTCCCTGGTCGACCAGCTCTGCACGAGATGGTTTTACCAGGAATTCACCGACGCCGAAACTTATGTTTTTCCTGCCATGGATACTATGAAGGGTATGGGTTTCACTGACGAACATGCAACTTTCGTCGGTGACAGAGTTGACGGGAATAAAGCTTCGTTTAATAATGCTAGCGGAGCTTCTGTCAAGGGTCCTATAGCCAGTGACGTTTCTGGCTGGGACATGAATTTTGTTGGCGAAGGCACTCTCGCTACCTATTGGGTCATGCGGCAAACCTGTGTTAATTATGACAGTTTTGCCGCCCAGTTTGAGAATGCTTATCAGTGGTGGAGTATGTCTTTATGTTCTAATTTATATGTTACGGCTGATGGAGATGTTTACGCATTTCTGGACAATAAGGTTCAGAGAAGCGGTGGTTTTCTTACCACGACCTCCAATGGTAATTTTCGTTGCGCACTAGCCTATGCTGTTGGGTCTATCCCTATAGCTAACGGTGATGATTGCTTAGAAATATCCGAGCTCGACATTGGAGACGCGACTACTGTCGGGTCTCTTGTGTGGAAATACCAACAGCTTAATGTCCCTGTACGTGACGCCGTACAGTTTGGGGCAAACTATTTTGAGTTCTGTTCGCACGGATTCACTAGACAGCCTGGAGGAGGCTGGAAGGCTCATTTGTCCTCATACGAGAGGATGTTTTATGAGACCACCATTTCTCGAGACATAGTTTCTTCGGAGGTTAATTGGTCTAAAGAGATGGAAAACCATCCAGATCGCGACTTAGTCGAGAGGTTTGAAGCGTACTTAGAGTTTCGCGCTAACGCTCTAGCTTCTCCTCCCTAGAGATGACTAAATCAAAGAAGGCCCGTTCCGCCAGGGCCACAGGAAACAATATGGCGGGAAGGAAGATTAAGGGTAGGGGTGACTACAATTCCTCTTTTAATCTTAGAGGTCTAGCTAGGAAGCTAGACCAGACCCTTAGTGCAATACCTAAGGGTACTTTTGCTCGCAAGGGTGCTAAGATAGGATCGAAATTCGGTCCTCTTGGTGCTTTGGCGGGCAAGGGTCTTGGCGCTGGTATCTCGGCTATTACGGGATACGGTAATTATACCGTTCGAAAGAACAGCCTGTCGACCATGTCTACTTCGGTGGACATGATCCCTCAGTTTGTTAAGAACGAACACAGCGTCCGTGTCGTCCATCGTGAGTATATTCGCGATTTGGCTGTCCCAGCCAACGGCACAGCGTTTAATAACAGCTCAGCTGTCATTAATCCGGCCAACAAGGAGATTTTTCCTTGGTTGTCCAACATGGCGAAACAGTACAGTCAGTATAAAGTTCACGGCATGGTCTTTGCTTTTAAGACTATGAGCAGTGATCTTGCCTTAGCTGGCCCTTTAGGTACTGTAATCATGGCCACCAATTACAATGCGGTTGATCGTGATTTTGCCTCCAAGATAGAGATGGAAAATTCGGAATTTGCGGTTTCGACAAAGCCTTCTCAAAGCTTGGTCCATGCTATCGAGTGCGATCCTAAGTACTCCGGCATGGATATTTTATACATACGTGACCCAGCTTACGAGACTGGCGAGACTAGCGATCGCCGGTTTTATGACTATGGCAAGTGGCAATTGGCTACTCAAGGTCTCCCCGGTGCCGCTGGCACAAC